TGACATTCGAGGCGTTTGCTTTGAGGGTGAATCCGGGCTGCTGTCGATCCTGCCGCCAAGCATCATTGCCAACCACAACAAGAGCCTGGGTGAACTGACCCTGACCAATGGCTCATCGATCCGTGGCTTCTCTGCTGAAGAACCTAGCCGTCTGCGTGGTCCTCAGTTCCACCGAGTCTGGTGTGACGAGCTGGCTGCCTGGCAATACTGTGAGGAAACCTGGGACATGATGCGGTTCGGCCTGCGTCTTGGTGATAACCCCCAGGTCATCGTGACCACGACCCCGAGACCTATCGAGCTGGTCCGTAAGCTGCTCAAGGATGCCCAGGCTCCTAAGTCCAAGATCATCGTGACCCGCGGGTCAACCTACGACAATGCAGCGAACCTAGCCAAGTCCTTCCTTGACCAGATCACGCAGTACGAGGGCACCCAACTGGGCCGCCAGGAGATCCATGCCGAGGTTATCGACCCTGAAGAGACTGGCGTCATCAAGCGCAGCTGGATCAAGCTATGGCCCAAAGACAAGCCGATCCCAAGCCTGGAATACATCGTCATGAGCCTTGACACGGCCTTCACTGAGAAGAGCATGGACCGCAAGACCCATGATCCAGACCCCACGGCCTGCTCGGTCTGGGGCGTGTTCCGGCATGAAAAGAAGCCAGCCTTCTTGCTGCTTGACTGCTGGCAAGAGCATCTCGGGCTGCCTGGACTCATTGAACGGGTCAGGAAAGAGTACGTCGTCAGGTACGGCGACGAGGACATGAAGCCCATGATCAAGCCCTTGGTTGGCCCGAAACAGTCCTACCTGACTGGCCGTAGCCCAGACTTGCTGATCATCGAGGACAAAGGATCAGGAATCAGCCTCCGCCAGATGCTGGCCCGTGAGGACATTCTCGCCTATCCATACAACCCGGGACGAGCGGACAAGCTCCAGCGGTTGCATGCAGTCTCACATTTATTTGCACACGGATTCGTTTGGGTAGTAGAATCTGACAAGCGGCCTGGGAATCCACGTTCCTGGGCTGAACCACTTATTTCACAGCTTTGCAGCTTTACTGGAGAAGGTTCAATCAAACATGACGACTTTGTGGACAGCACGACACAAGCGCTCCGCCTCCTGGCAGATCGCGGCTATGTCTCAGTCACAAAGCCCCAGCCAGAACGCCGTGAAGCTGAATTCAAACCGCAGTTAGTGAATCCTTACGCGGCTTAACCGGAGAATTGAATGGCAGAACGTGACGAAGACGAAAACCTAGGCGAGATGGTCGAACTTCCGGAAGAAGCAAGCGATGTCGAGGACACCGAAGACGGTGGTGCAATGGTCACCATCGATGATGGAGCCACTCCAGCCGAGTCAGAGTTCTATGCAAACCTAGCTGAGTCTTATCCAAGCTACGAACTGGCAAACATCGGTTCAGAGCTCTGTGACCTGATTGAGAAAGACAAAGAGTCTCGCAAGAAGCGTGACGAACAGTACGAAGAAGGACTGCGTCGTACTGGCCTTGGTGATGATGCCCCTGGCGGCGCGTCGTTCACAGGAGCCTCAAAAGTAGTTCACCCGATGCTGACTCAGGCTTGCGTGGACTTTGCAGCTCGAGTCATGAAAGAGCTGTTTCCGCCTGATGGTCCTGCCAAAGAGAAGGTCGTCGGCGAACCCACCCTTGACAAGGTAGAAAAAGCGCAACGCATCACGCGTTACTTGAACTGGCAAATGACCGAGCAGATGCCCGGTTTCCGTGCCGAGCTCGAGCAGCTCTCGACCCAGTTGCCTTTGGGCGGTGGTCAATACCTCAAGATCACATGGGACAGCAACACCAAGAAGCCTGTTCCGATGTTTGTGCCCATCGATGACGTGTATTTGCCCTTCGCAGCCACTAACTTCTACACAGCCGAGCGCAAGACTCATGTTCAATATCTCACCAAGATCGAGTACCAGAAGCGCATCGAAGCTGGGATGTACCTCGATGTTGACGTAGCCGTTGACCCGCTGCCTCCTGACGAGTCTAAAGCAGCCAAGGCCAATGACAAGATCGAAGGACGTAGTTCAGATAGTTACAACGTCGATGGTCTACGCACCGTGTTCGAGTGCTACATCATCATGGACCTCGACAATGGTGACGGACTGGCTCCTTACATCATCAGCATTGACAAGTCAACGCAGCGAATTCTCAGCATCTATCGCAACTGGGAAGAAGGTGATGAGACCAAACAGGAAATGTATTGGATGGTCGAGTTCCCGTTTGTCCCTTGGCGTGGTGCTTACCCAATCGGTCTGATTCACATGATCGGTGGCCTGAGTGCCGCAGCTACCGGTGCACTTCGTGCCCTTCTAGATTCAGCACACATCAACAACTTCCCAGGCCTCTTGAAGCTCAAGTCAGGTGCTGGTGGTCAAACAGACCGTGTTGATCCTACCGAGGTCAAGGAGATCGAAGGCAGCTTTGGCCAAGACGACATCCGCAAGGTTCTCATGCCGATGCCTTACAACCCACCGAGCCCTGTCCTGTACCAGCTGCTTGGTACCTTGGTTGATGCATCTCAAGGCGTGGTCAGGACGACGTTTGAAGAGCTTGCAGACAGCAATGCCAATACGCCAGTCGGCACGACCCTAGCTCGTCTTGAGCAAGGCATGGTTGTGTTCTCAGCTATCCATGCTCGTATGCACGACGCCATGGCTCGTGTCTTGAAGCTCTTGTTCCGCTTGAACAAGACCTACCTTGAAGAGTCCGAGGTCGTTGACGAGACAGGCGAGCTGCTAGTTAAGCGCAGCGACTTTGAAGGTCCGATGAATGTCGTGCCAGTCTCTGATCCCAACATCTTCAGTGAAGCCCAGCGCTTTGCCCAGGTACAAGCTGTCATGCAGCGTGCTAAGGAGATGCCGCAGCTTTACGATCTGCGCAAGGTCGAAGAGATGTTCTTGGAGCGTCTCAAGATTCCTCAAGGCAAGGAGCTCTTGTTGCCGAAGCAGCAGCCATTGGAGCTGAATGCAGTCAACGAGAACATCGCAGCTACAATGCGCCGTCCTATCGTCGCGTTCCCTGAGCAAGATCACTTGGCCCATTTGCAGGTGCACTTGGACTTCATTACAAACCCCATGTTCGGTGGCAACCGGATCATCGGATCTGCTGCCTTGCCATTGCTGCTTGACCACATCAAGGAGCACATGGTCTTGTGGTATGCGAACCAGATCTTTGAAGAGGCTTCAGATGCTGCCCAGGTAGACATTGGCGAGATTCAGAAAGACGCTACCACCGAAGAGAAGAAGAGTTTGGACAAGGTATTGGCAGCGACTTCCCAAGTCGTGTCAAAGCAAGCCGAAGAGACGTTCAGCTCGATTCCCCAGATCATCGAACAGACGATCCAGGTGCTTCAGTCGTTTGCACCACCCCAGATGCAAGATCCTCGGATGGGGCTTCTTCAGCAGCAGGTCGAGGCGCAGGCTGCCAAGGACCAAGCAGATGCGCAATACAAACAATCGAAGCTGGCACAAGACGCCCAGATCAAGGCCCAAGAGCTGCAAGTTCGCAGCCAAGAACGTATGGCCTCGATCCAAGAACGTATGGCAGCCCTGCAAGAAGAGTTCAAGAAGGAAGTCATGCGTCAGCAGGCCGAAGACCGTCGTACTCAAGCCGAGATCGAAGCACGCTTGACGATGAACGAGTCCGACAACCAAACAGCCAAGCAGCTAGCAGCTCTCGAAGTTGCTACAGGCGAAAAGATCGGTGTAAGTACGGGCACCGGTATCAACCCCAACCCCCGTGCACAGTAAAAAGGAGCTATCATGGAAGCAATCAATCTGCATAAACAGATGGCCATGGGTAAAGGCTACCCGACGAAAGTCGAAGGTAGTGGCAAAGACCCGGCCCCAACCCCAGGCCTACCCAAAGCCGACTACAAGACCATGCCTAAGATGAAGGTCGAAAAAGTCAAGGGCGAAGGCAACAAGTAATGCTAGACAAGGTCTTCGCAAGAATCCAGGCTGAGAAGGATCGGTTAGCCCATGAGCTAGCTTCCAAGAAGCCTGGTGATGGCAAAGAGATCGGTTATGAGTTCGGTTATCGTCAAGGTATCTATGCAGGCCTAGACCACGCCAAGCAGCTCATTGAGCAGATCTTGAAAGACCAAGACAAACGAGATTCACAACTTTAACCCAGCATACGGAGAAGCGAATGCTATTAGATACACCGATTTCAATGGGCTACGAATCAACTGATGATGCCTTTCCAGAAGTGGACGCCGGCATTATCCCCTTTGGCAGCCGAGTGATGGTTCAGATCCGTCGCGCCAAGGACAAGACAAAGGGCGGGATTTATATCCCTGAAGAAGCTCGTAAGACTGAGGCCAGTAATACCCAGGTCGCTAAAGTTGCGGCCATCGGTCCACTGGCTTACAAGAATCGAAACACCATGGAGATGTGGCCAGAAGGTTCGTGGTGCAAGGTAGGGGATTTCGTCCGCACCCCCAAATATGGCGGCGATCGTTGGACTATCAAGCACAACGATGAGGAGATCGAATTCGTGATTTTCAATGACCTTGACATTATCGGCAAGGTTACGGCAGATCCGACAACGATCAGGGCATTTATCTAACTGCTGAAAGGAGCAGGCAATGGCAGAAAACCAAGGTGAAAACCTCTTAATTGAGGATGACGAGGACCAAGAGTCTAAGTCAAAGTCTCAGGAAGTTGAGTTTGTACCGGTCGAACAAAAGGCTGAGGACAAAGACGACTCTGAAGATGATGACGAAGGCGGTGAAGATACGCGGTTGTCGGAAGACAATGAAGACCGCGAGGAATTGCGCCGTAAACGTCGCGAAGAGAAGCAAGTCCGCGCAGAGCGCAGAAAACAAGCTATCGAACGGGATAAGCGCGAGCTTAACTTCCTGAGACAGCGCAACGAAGAACTTGAAAAGAGGATGTATGCGGTTGAGAAGACGACCGTAGAAAATACTCTTTCGAATCTTGACGTTAGACTTAACGAAAAGATTGCCGAGGTTCGGGCAGCAGAGCGGATCATGGGCCAAGCAATTGAAGCCGGTAACGGTGAAGATGCTGCAAAGGCCTTGAGAATCCGTGATGAGGCCATGAAACAAGCTCAGCAGCTTCAGGTAATGAAGCACAAGCAAACTCAGGCAGTTCAACAAATCCAAGAAGCACCTAATGCTCCAGACCCTGAAGTCACGAGCTATGCTCAAGACTGGATTAGCCGAAATAAATGGTATGACCCAAAAGCTAAGACACAAGAATCTAAAATTGTGTTAGCAATTGATCAAACTTTGGTAGAAGAGGGCTATAATCCAAAATCAGAGGAGTATTGGCAAGAACTGGATAAAAGAGTTGCCAAACACCTGCCGCATATAAAAGGAGGCGGGAACGATGACGACGGTGGTAATACACG